AATGAGTGCTGCACCAAAGATATAACCAATAAGGAACTCAGGTATCGAATGATTACCTAAGAACTCATGATTATTTAGAAGAAAATCATAGATCATCTCTTAACATCATGGGCACAACCATCACCAGTATAGTCATCACTATCATAATATCCACCTTTTGTACCAAAGTATAGGGATAACCCTACAAAAGGTAGTGCTGCTGCTATAAGAAATGTTTCTAACATCATTTTAATAGAGCAGGTACATCTCCGTCACCATCATCGTCAGTATCATCCCAAGGATCATCGATCTGTTGACCGTTAGTGATACGATTCTGTAATGATTGTAGCATAGGATCTTGTGGTTTAAATTTAACCACCATTAGTTCGTCACCTTGCTTAACGTCTACCATCTCAGGATGGATAGCACGTGTAACCTGTCTCTTCTCTACTACTGGTTTACTTATCTCTTGTGCTGCTTTAAAACCACCAGACATCAACCTCAATGCTTTGTAGAAGAGGTAGATGCTGATGGCAATGTATATTAGTGCAAACATTAGTCTTTATTACTTACCCATTTCTGTTTCTTCTTATCATATCTCTTGACCTCTCCTCTCTTCAGTCCTGTCTCCTTTGCTTTAGCAACAAACTGTTTGTAAGTTGGAGAGTCTTTTGAATGCCCAGTCTTTTTCTTACCGTGCATCATACGATCTTTCTTATACTTTAACTCCTTCTCTTGATCTGCTATCCTTTTACGAGTCTTCTCATTATCAAATGTGTCACCATACCTCTCCCACAACCAAGGTTTAAACCTAGCTTGCTTGTCAAAGATTTCTGGTAGTATGCTCATGAGAATACAGTATCTTGCAGGTATTTATGCATCGTTGGCATTTGCCTAGCGAGTTGCTTCCTCATATTATACTGGTGTTGCCACATTTCTACTGTATCTCTTGATACCAATTGAGGATAATTATGATACGCATAGCGTCTCTTGTTTATATTTGTATACTCTGAGCCAGCAAGGATGAAGGTGATGGGTGTCTGATCGTGAGGTACAGGGTCATCACTTGTCATCTGAAACTTAATAAACTCATGGGTAGCAACACCACTCTGGACATCGACAGTCTTATACTGTATCTCATCTGTCACCTCTCTCCAGAAAGGTGTGTCTCTTCTACTTGAATAATAATAGTGTGCCTCTACAAACTCCTTCCATCCATCTAGATGCTCTCTCATATTATGATTGTATATGTCACGCTCAAACTGACCAGGATTATAGTTCCACATGTCAGACAGTGTATCAATCAGTGCAAGGATACCATGATGTGTATTGAATAGTGATGTAGATTCTAATGGTTCAATGAATCCATATGACAATCCAATCTTCACACAGTTACCGACCCATGCGTCCTCGTATCTACCATTCTTAAACTTAATTACTTTACCATCACCAAACTCTTTCTTCGCTTCCTCTTCAGTCTGATGCTTACTAGAGAATACATATCCCTCTGAGATAAAATCCCACGTTGGTATTGTCCACTTCCAACCAGCACTCATACCCTTAGCATTGGTATAAGGTACCATCTCCTTATCTTTATCAGTATATTCTTTCCTTCTTACAATAGCAGTGTCAGTACGAATGTTTTCGTATGGTACCCAACGACTCTGTGCTCCACCTAGTGTAGATGCTTGCCCAGTACAGTCGATATAGAGATCTGCATCAATTGACGGTGCCCTGAGGTCAGTCGGCCCTCTCTCCAGAAAGACACCTGATATTCGTCCTCCGTTGTAACGTACTGAGTCAACCTTACTATCAACCACTGTAAGAGTATCACAGAAAGTCTCTTGTAAATAGGCAGAGAACTTAGCACCATCGATGTGGAACGCTCTGTCTTTAGAAATGTCATAGGGAAATAATGCTCTGTCATTCAAAGGAAGCTTCCCTTCCTCCGCAATAGTAACGAAGGGCATGAAAACATCTGCAAATGGTGGACATATGTCAGGGTGATAAGCCTTAGCAAGCATCCAGTTATGCATCTGTGGTTGCTTAGATATTGACTGTCCATTAGGGTAATGGAAGACATGACCTATGCTATGAAAATCCTCAAACCTAGATGATGATTTGTATGTTGCACGTGCCTCTCTAAGGAAGGTCTTATCATCAATACCCATGAAATGTAGGTACTGATTGACATGTGGTGTCAATGATTCTCCTGTCCCTATAGGTGCACCACTACTTATCATAGTGATGTCCCAGTTAGGGAATGTTTTACACAGTGCAGCAGCAGTCATCCAACCAGATGTACCACTACCAACAATAACAATCTTCATGGTCTATCAAATGTAATGTTAAATGATACACTGATACGAGTATGTCTTGACACATTCGTATGTATACCGTGGGTTAACCAACCAGGAAATAATAATAACTTACCTTGCACTGGTGGCAGTGACACATAGTTTGGTTGAGTAGACCAGACTGTAGTGGTTGCTGCTAAGTTAGGTGTTTGAAAATATAAATCTCCATCTTTTCCTGTAGTCTTATAATAATAAACACCAGACAGATCTGCATGACCATGCTGGTGTGCAACACTATAATTTCCTGGTTCTAACCGTGACATCCACGATGCAGAGACCTTAAAGTCATCACGACCAGTGTAAGTATAGATATGTCTTCGTAATTCTTCTCTGAAACTATCAGGTATTATATCTTCTATGAAATTTGCATCAGATATAAGGTGAGTATTCCATAGGTTTTGCCATTCAATACCCTCTTCTACCGTTGCAAAGTCTTCTTGTATAGTGTCATAGTTTGACACCTTCTCTTCATATAATTTTGTTGGGAATAAATCCGTAATCATTTCTTCCACTCATCATATCCTTTAAGTATAGCATCACATGCCATCTTAAAGTAATCACCTGCAAATTCTTCAACCTCTTTCTGTAACAAATTATTCTCTTCGGTGGGAAGATAAGGTTTTAGTTTACCTTCCTTAACAAACCAATGTGAAAATTCATAGACAGATTTGTCTAATTGTATGTGGCGAGAAGCAAAGCACCCAAGGCACAACTTCCTCTCTTCTAATTTACCATCATCAATTCTCCAGTCATCAATCATCACTTACCATCCTAAGTTTGTTATAGATCTCTTCCTTCTGCATCATCTGAGCGATGCTCATAAGGAAGTTAGCTTTCATTCTACTAAGGTTCTTGTATTTGGTCAAGGGAATCCACTCTTCCTTGTGACAGTATTCTAATCGGTACACTGCTCATCCAAACGTTACTCCAATAGTAATTATAAGACCAAGCTCCATTAGTGGATGCCATCCGTGTGGTACTGTAATTAATAATGATGCTATCCCTGCCATATCATATCAGGCATTTGCTGTGCCCCTGGTCTGTTTACAATTAATAGTATGAAGTATCCAACAAACCATATGATGTTGAATAACCATGCTTGTCTCCAGAAATACTTTCTTACTGCCATAGACCTAAGAATTTCTGGTGCTTTATCTTGTGATCTAAAGATCTGCTCAATAATAAATGCAATGATTGTTGCTATCACTAATGGATAGAATACAAAGTTTGCAAATGACATTATTGATATAAGAAAAATCATTCTCTAACAATCCCTTTGGGAGTGTGACCGTGTGCTATGCCCAACTCATGCAGTTTAGCATGCTCATCAATAGGATCTCTCCTATCCTGACCTCCTGGACCGAAGGTTAACCATATACCTCCTCCAACTAAGAGGAAAAGTATTCCTATTATAATGAATACTAATATCATTTGATTTAACTATAGATAATCCCGCTTATGATAGGACCATATAATGTCCATGCTGCGAGGATGGAAATAAAAATTACTTGTGGCATGTGACTAGGTAAAAATAACTACAATACTATATAGGTATTTTTACTCTGTGTCAAGCCCCTGATGGGACACTTTCTAATTGCCATACTCTGACACCCTTCCCGCCATCGTTGTCATCATCGTCGTCACCATTAATAGCACGAAGAATAAGTTCAACTAAGACTAAAGCAGCCATGGGATAAAAAACCCAGAGGACTGCTACTAGTGGTGATATACTGTTTGATGCGGCTGTAAAGTCGCTCATTGTTTTGTGTTGTTATGTTAACATTTATGAATAAATATTTATACTTTTGATTTTTTAACCAAAGTATTAGAATATACCTGGAATAATCTGACCTGTGGTGACGTATGCTCCGACTGCTGCTACGAATCCTAGCATTGCCATCCATCCGTTAAACTTTTCTGCTTCTGGTGTCATTTTCTTAGATTTAATAGGGGTAGAAATTTAAAGAGACCTGCCTCGACTAGGCAATCCCTGGTATGATCCATCCGAAGATGGCATAGTTATGGATTGCTGCAAACAAACCAATCATCGCTAGGCGACCATTGAGTAACTCTGCATTCTTCCAGTAACCTTCGTAATTTTCAACGTAAGTCATCTGAGGTTGGTTAGCAAAGATGTTTTGCTTACCATACTCAGTAACAGTATTACGTCTTGCTACTGATTGTGTCATTGTGTTTACTTTTGTTAAGTAACGTAACAATATTATATAGCAAAGATTAAATTTATGTCAACCCCCTAAAAGTGAGGTTACCCCCAATTAGACATCGTTATTCATGTCATCAGGAAAAGTTATCACGTCAGATCCCAGTCCAGCAGCGTAGTCTGCACCGAATGTCACTGTGCCAGCAGCACCGATGTCACTGGTATCGATATGGATATCATCATTAAATGTGAGTGCATCTCCTAACGTAGTGTCAGGTACAAATGTTATTCCTGTATCAGTATGCTTTACTCTTCCACCTACAGACTTAAGGTTACTATATGCTGCAAGAATATCTTCTAGGACATTCTCCTCAAAGTCACCATCTAATGCTGCTGTAAGTGCTTCCTTTGCTGCTGTGATAGCAGTCTCTAATTTTCCATGTAATCCGCAAGTCATTGTCTTGATCTCCGTAGTGTGTGTAAGTGGGTGATGATCTCGTCTCTGATCCACATCAGTTCATTATAGCACTTTTGGTTGTGTGCACAAGAGCGTAATGCATCGTCAGGTTTATGGACAGACTCAAGCATGATGTCGAGTGCTCTATTCCATAATTCATCTTGAGGTTCCTTGGGGATTGCCCCTTGATCTTTCATAGCTAATCGGTACTGTTGTAACAGGTAAGGGTATTGGTTATCACTCATATGAAAGAGAACCATCCAGTAATGATCTGCTTTTCAGATGTATGACTGACCCTCCCACGATGGAAGTGAGTCCAATCTGCGGGCCAGATCACAGTATAACCCTTCTTTGCTGGAATGTAAAGGTCTTGATGATACCATTCAGTCCCACCGTCAGGAACATCGTTAAGGTATGTCATAAAGACTAGGTGTCTGTGTGCATTACCAGGTAAAGCACTGAGTCTCTCAGTATGCCACTGTTTAAACCCACCACCTACAGGATAGCATTGGAGACTCATAGGTTCAACAATTTGAAACCTAGATGTCTCACAGAAAGGGAAGGTCTCAATGTAATCATTAAGCACCCCCTGTAATGCATGTATATAATCCTGTACCATAGGCATTCCTATCTGGTGGGGTATATGGACATCCATAGAGTCTTTAAACTCTTTGTTGACTGCTATATCACCAGCATCATACACCTGTCCTGGTGTAACAGGTAAGAATCTCTGGTTGTCCCAGAAATCCATAAGACCATCACATATATCATGGTCTATCTCTCTACCCCAAACGAAGTCAGTCCGTTTCTGTGCCATCCTACCCTTATAGATGGTGATATCTCCATCAGTCTTTATATTATTCTCACTCATACCTGCATACCATCCCCATAACGTTTGTCTATAAGTCTCCTGACAATAGGATCACCTTGCCACAACTGATACTTAACTACATCAGTATGTCCTCTTAAATTATATGATATGACAGTCCTAGACACTCGTGAACTATTAGGTAGTGCTTCATGAGCAATAGTGGATGGGAATATAACCATGTCACCTTCCTTAACTGGTGGTTGGTATGCTTCTAGGTTACCATTCCAAGGGTTATTGAATGGTGAAAAGAATTGTGTTGCAGTATGTATCTGAGGATTGTAATCAACATATATTACTGACGACCACCCACTGTGTCCATGATTGTGTAGACCATGTGAAGATCCATACTCCTCTGTTTGGTACCACATGTCAGTAAACTCTACTCTCCTCTGGTCAGTAAAGTCCTGAAGATATGGTTTGATAATATCAATTACTACTGGTGCATAGTCAGGTAAAGTATCGTTACCCACCTCTGCATTCTTATAAAAATCTGTGTAAAGACCTGTTATACTGTCATCACTGATCTCATAGTGCTCTTGCTTATGGTTAGGTAGAGCAGCCATTATCTTCTGTTTATTTTCTGCCCAGTTTTCAATCTCATAATGAATGATTGGCACTGAGAACATTGTGTATACACTCATGCTCTGAATTTTATTGCTAATGTAAATCTATACTTAGGACCAGCGAATGACTGTTGTCTTGCTGCGTGTGGTGTGGTGGAATCAAATACAATAATTCTACCAGGAACAAATGGTGTTATGTGTTCTATATCCTTACAGTTAGGAGACATAAAAATTGTTTCACCACCCCAATCGTTATTCCATTCCTCATTGATATAGTATAGCAGAGTTTTGTCACCCTTGCTACCACTATCAGTATGGACACGAGGTGTTTCACTATGTATGCCCATGTTGATGTAGGCTCTCTCTATATTATGAGGTACCTCACCATCTAGGTATTCTACTACCTCATCAGTAAAGAAATAGGACTCCAACCAATGCTCATCAACATAACATATAGGTTTAGAGTCCTGTATATTCTGAACATCTTCTATGTTTCTACCACTAAGAGTATATGGTAGAGTGCATGCTTGTACATACAACCCAGTCATATGGGATTTACCTAGTAGATCATCTACAATTTTTAATGAACCATTCTGCATCTAAAACTACTAGTGGTTTCTTACGATTCTTCTTCATGAATAAGATAGGCTCATGGTCTCCTGAGTTAGCACATGCTTGTTCATAAGCATCATAGACATTAAGCTTCTCTTGATTCTTACATTCTATACTAAAAGGAAACTTTTGTCTAGCGTCACGAGCCATAATCAAGTCTTCTCCACCCGCCCCCATCGATCTGCTCTCGATGTCCTCTGGATGAATATTCCTCTCCTCTATAAGCATGTCTCGCACCCACTGCTGAAAGAGTCTTCCTTTCGCTTTGGCTGATTGGGGTCTCATAATCATCTATTACTTTAGGTACTATAGCATACTCCATCAGTTGAATGCGTCTGGTTAATGTCTCGACACTATCGTCAGGTAGTATAGGCACTTCCCTCTGTAGTATTATCTCTCCACCATCCAACTCTTCATTCACATAATGAACTGTGCATCCTGTTACCGTGTCACCACTATCTAGGGCCTGTTCAACTGCATGTAATCCTTTATACTTTGGTAGCAGTGATGGGTGTACATTAATAATGGGGCAATGAAAGTCTAAAGGTCTCTTTAGTATTCTCATGTACCCCGCTAATACTATTAGATCTACATTCCACGCACGAAAGAGATGAATCATTTCATCCTCATTGGTGTGCTTAACTCTTACGTGTGGGATCCCATACTTTGCTGCTCTTTTCTGTGCTCCGCACTCTTTCTTATCATGTATCATCAGCACTACTTCGTGCTTGTTACATGTCAATACAATATTTTCAAAGTTGGTGCCCTTGCCTGAGCACATAACGCCTATGCGTTTACGCTTTGAAGTCGTCATAGTTTGGTTTCCCTAGAGTTTTATATTCAAGTTGCTTTTTCAAGAAGAGTATCTCCTCCTGATATGCTTTCGCCTCTGCTTCTAGTTCCTCGATGTGATCTTGGTAGACTGTTAACATATGCTCCAGTTGATTTAATTTTAACTCTAAATCCCAGTCCATAATGGTGGACTCCTTAGTGGTATTTAGTCCCTGCGATATTCAGGTTCGGGTTCATTGATACGATGTGCAAACTTTTCGTAATCAAAATAAGATGTGTAATTCATCTTACCTTCACGTTCATCTAGCACTTCGTTCATTAGGATCTTTAACTCCTTTACATACTCAGGGGTGAATAACCTCCGAGGCACAACCATCATAGGCTTATGTTTCTGTGGTGTCAACCCACCCTTATAGTTTGGGTCAACAGGCCCTGACATGCCTTGCGTATCTATCTTACTCATTGGTTATGAAGCTCCCTTGCGTTACCACAACGGTTTGCACTTGGTATCTGTGCATCAAATATTTTATTAGCGAACACTTGATTGTCTGCCTCAACTATAGTCTTATGGTACTTGGTACCAGTAGTGGGCAGACGGTATGTTATCTCAAATTTTTTCATAAAAAATGGGGACGTTAGTCCCCACTATTTATTCTGTTAAGAGCAAGGCACTGCCCCTGTCTTAACTTTGAGACCACGATACATTAGATCGTGTCTGTTACGCTGTGCTGCTTCCGCTAACACTTTAGCGTTGTATTCGTCAGTGTCATACTCGACACCACGGTAGGTGACTTTTGCCATTGGCTTTCTCCAAAGGTAGGGTGGATTAAACCCGTTCCTTCAGTCGGCTTTTGCGTCCCAGTCACACCCTTCATCAGTCATCTCTTCCTTCACGATCTGAATCATTTCAGCTCGTACATCTTCCTCGATCTTATACTCCTGCATCTTGTCAACAAGAGCAATAGCATCAGGGCAAGTTAGAGTGGTAGCGATAACTGCTAGGTGAAACATGAGATGAACGTATCCGTTCCGAGTCGGCTTACTTGCGACCTCTAATGAGGTTGAACGTATAGGTATGTTAGCATACCCTTACTATTTATGCAATTAAAATGTATTTCTTGATACATTTCTTAATCAGTCTGACCAGGCTTCTTCGTATTGATCTTGTCTCTCTTCCGTAACACTGTTCCAGGTTTCCTCAGCTCTCTCTTCAGGGATCGAAGGAAAGATAAGTGGTCCTTGGTACCATACTTCGGGTCTTTCAGCGAACGGATCACTCTCTCTTGTGGAGTTAACCATCTCCTCATCTCGTTTGTTAAACCATGAATCTCTAACCTTCCGCAAGAGGTTAGAGCTTAAATCCACTAAAGGTATCAGATTCGACATCTTGTTTAATCCCTCCAACGATATAAGACTCAATCTCAGTTTCCTGAGGTGCATTCTGCTGACCTTTACTATTTAGCCAGTGTTCTGTCCAAGGTAATGGATTATTCTTTGCGGATATATCGTAGATAGGATCGATACCTATCGCTTTCATTCTTCTGTTAGCGATCCACTCAACATACTGACACAGTAATCTCTCATTGAGTCCAATCATACTTCCTTCAGAGAAGAGGTACCTTGCCCAGTCCTTCTCTTCTTCTACTGCTGCTTTAAACATCTCAATAACATTCTCTTTCTCTTCCAATGCTATCTCTTGCATGACAGGATCGTCACCTTTACGCCACTTGTATATTATCTTTTGCGTGAGTGCGAGGTGTTGAGACTCGTCTCTTGCAATGAGGGAGATGATCTTAGCAGATCCTTCCATAAGTTTAAGTTCGCCAAATGCAAAACTGCAAGCAAAACTAACGTAGAAACGTATACCTTCGAGAATGTTGACATTTAATATAGCTCTGTATAAGGATCTCTTTAGATCTTTTAATGTCCATGAATGACTTGGTGAAGACCGTGCATCTGGTGCCCACATGTTACCAGTAGCATACTGTGAAGCATACTCAATGAAATCATTGTATGCTTTGGTAACTGACTCAGCACGAGCCATGATCTTGTCATCCTCTAACACGCTGTCGAATACTTCAGACGGATCAGCGTATATGTTCTTAATTATGTGAGTGTAGGAGCGACTGTGTATCTGCTCCATAAATTCCCAGACACCCATACAACCTTCCAACTCTGGTAGAGAGCAGTAAGGACTGAATGCCATACCTGGACCACGACCTTGGACTGAATCCAATAAGATCTGGTACTTCAGGTTACTAGTATATATGTGCTTCTGTTGATCAGAGAGAGTCTTATAGTCTCCTCTGTCCTTTTGAAGCGAGACCTCTTCAGGTCTCCAGAAGTATCCTAACTGTGTCTGAGTTAGTTTATCGAAATCAGGATACTTATACTGGTCATACCTCTGCATACCGAGAGGTTTACCAAAGAACATGGGTTGCTTAGTAGTATCTACTTTATCGGAATTAAATACACTTAGTCCCATCTTTTTAACGACTCCTTTAATGATGATTGACAGTTAGGTGGCTCTGGGTCTTTATAACCCTTCATTTTTTTCCATTTATTATGGAGGGCACCCATCATCCATGACTGAGATAGACTCTTCGGACCATTCTCCAAGAGATCTAACTCATATTTACTAGAGGTGTATGCTTTATACTCCTCTCTCCAATTGGAATCGTCATACCTTTCAGTCATTACTTACCTCGGATAGTGTTCCATAAAATTTTCCATAGTGATTTGCCAGCATCACCTTGAATCTCGTCAAACATATACATGTTAAGACGGAAAGCATAGTTTGCTTCAGTAATTAAAGCATTCTTCTGCTGCTCATCAAAGTTCAGACCATCCAGTACTGCTCTATACTCAGTCTTCCATGCCTTAGAGTCCTCAATGCGAGGGAAGTCATAGAAGTGCAGACCCTCACCCACTGGTGGGTTGAGTGCCTTCTGAGCTATACCTTTTAGTATCTGACCACCAGACAGGTCACCGATGTAACGTGTGTAGTGGTGTGCTATTAGTAAGTATGGATCCTTTTCTGCAACCTCATTGATCCTATAACAGTATGTGTTACAGGCTTCAGAAGGTTTTGCATACTCTCTCC